TAGAAATGCAGCAAGCGCGACAAGGGATGCAATAGCAGACGTACTTCCAAAGGTTACGTATAGGGTTGCCGCAGAGCGTTCCGGAAACTAATCCTTGTTTATATATACATATTTAATGTAAGGTTGTGGCAGACGCACCAGACACGAAGTGGAAGGTCTATCGACCAGATTGGTATAACGAGAGAATCTTAGAGACATTTATTAGTTCTCCTATCGTCGACAAACAGAATGATAAGATAGGTACTGACACGATTAAAGAGGCCATGGATTTCTATATGAAATACGGGGTTTATTCATACAAGCATGAGGAGATGCCAGTGGGGCTACCTCTTGCGTATAAGGTTAAAGATGGTAAAGTAAAATTAAGGGTTGGAGTACACAACCGTCTTCCGATGCATGATAGAGTATGGGAAGAGATGAAGATTTACGGTGACAAGGGCGGTTCGTCTATAAGGGGCGAAGCTGAGAAGCAAGAGAAGGTCTGCGAAGGAGATGTCTGCCACAACAATATCTCCGCATTATCTCTTTGGTCCGTGTCTTGGGTTGGCAACAGGCCAGCTAACCCAGAAGCTACTGTTACAGAGGTGGCAGCAGCTAAGGAGGCACCAGAGCCAATAAAGGTGACAAAGCAAGTAACCTTAGATGAAGTCCAAGGAATGATAGACAATGCTTTGGAGAAGAAGTTAGGAAGGCGAGGAAGTCAGTGGTGTATATTACATCACAGGACGCCCGGAAAGATAGGAAAGCCAATCAAGGGAGCTTGTCATCCTACGCGCAGGCAGGCGGAAAGACAGCATGCTGCGATGAATGCCAGACGTTTTGGTAAGGCCCGCAAGAAGATAGATGAGATATTGTTTAAGATGCGCTTGGATAAAATCGACAAGCATATCTGGGACATAGCAGGAATCAAGAAGTGTGCGGTAAAGAAGGGCATAGAAGTTATCAAAGCACCTAAGAGGGGGCCATTGGGTGGAAGGCGAGGTTCTCTACGTGGGCGTAGAGGTAAAGGCCCAACCAAGAATGAGTTTGAGAATTGTAAGAACAATACCAGAAAGTTAAGAGGATATTATGGTCAGAGAATATCAAAGCCAGAGAATTTCTGTGGTAAGTTGTGGTGGAAATATGCAGCCATGAGGCAGGGAGCAAGAAAGCCAAATCCCGACTCACCCGGAACTGGGGGAAAAACTCCAGCAAATGTAGTAGACACTGTAGGTTATGAGTTTAGAAGGGCCATGTTTTCTGCAACTGGTCCAAAAGGAGAGCAGTTAACTCCACAGAATATACGCAGAGTATTAGGAGAGGGCGGCAAACGACCGGGAAGCAGAGGTCCAAGAACTCGTCCGGCTGGTGGCCGAACAAGATACAGAGCATAGGTTTCCGGAAAGTATTAGTTGCTTATATACCCTTTTCGTGGTGTATATACATGTCAGAATGCACTTGTGGTGGCAATCACGCCAAATCTGTCGACGAGGAAATCGTTGAATCAGAGGACGTAGAATTAGCTGCCGGACTTGATGAGCCAGTTGAAGTTGGTAAGGAAGAGGCACTAATGAAAGACATGGAAGCCACACTTGCTAAACTCAAGGAGGTTCTTGCTTACTTAGAAGACATGGGCGAAGAAAAGGCCGAGTTGGATGATGAGGAAGAAGAGGAAGAACCAGAAGAAGACGAAGAAGAGGAAGAGGAAGAGAAAATGGAAGAAGAAAAAGCAGACACCATTGATGACCTTCACAAAGCCGTTACAACATTAAAGAAACACGGTATTGGTGTATATACAGGAAAGAAAACCACACCAGCACCAAAAGTTGACGCTCCTAAAGCAGAGACCATAGATTGGATGAACGTAGAAAAATCTTGGGCCGAGCTTGAAGAAATAGTAGGGGAGAACTAAATATGGAATTTGAAGAATATATAAACGCCTATTATGGCGGAACATTAGGTATCTCCAAGAGATACGGCATAGAGAAAGCGGCTGTAACTGAATCAAGTATGGCTGAAGGATTGAACACCTTATATGGGGCTAAAGTCTTTAATCAGTTAAATACACAATCAGAAGTATTCAAGCTCTTGAAGAAAGAACCATGGACAACATCAGGTTGGAGAGTATTGACTGGACGTCACGCTCAGACAGCAGGTGTTTCAGAAGGTGGTTCATTGGGAACAACTGACCAACCAGACCTTGTTGAAGTAAGGGCAAACTTGGCAGAAGTAGTCACCGTATGGGAAGTAACAACCAAAGCCGAGCTTCTTTCAGAAGCAGATGACGGACTTGGCAACCTTGCAGCTTTCTTGAGAAAAGAAAATGCAGAGGCACACGCTTACTACATTGATGACCAGTTATTAACAACTGTAGACACACCAGCATTCGCAAGCACAGCTGGAGCAAACAAGTTCGAGTCTTTGGACAGAGTAACTGCAAGTTACCAATACACAGCAGACTTGAGTATGACTGCAAGCGATGGTGATATGTGGGATATTGCAAATGATGGTATTGACCGTTCAGCAGCTACCGCATGGGCAGATGCAGTTTGTGCATCCGCAGGTGGAACTGACAGAAACATGTCTTTGGCTAACATGGATTATGTTATTCAGGAAATGATGGACGCAGGAGTCAATTACAGTGACATTATTATGCTCACAGGATATGACACTTACCAAGACATCAAACAGCTTATGCAAGCATCAAGCGGCGCAGCATGGAACTACAATTTAGCACAAGGCGGAGGAGCCAGTGTTAATGGAGTAAAAGGCGAAGCTGGTTTGAACTTTGATTCACGTGTAGGTTCATACGACGGAATACCAATATTCCTATCACAGCACGTAGAGAAAGACACTACATCCAGAATACACTTCTTGGATATGGCTAACTTAGCATTCAGAGTAGCAGCACCAACAACTTATGTGGACAACACAAACATTGCAGTTACACAAACAATGTCTAAGGACTATGCTTTCCTAACGGCTGGTAACTTAATCTGTTACAAGTTCCAAACACAAGGTAGCTTAAGAGACTTGAAATAAGGTGATTGGAGGACTAATTAGATGGTCAAAATCACCAATATCTCGGGGCGTCCTCTTACTCGGAGGACTCCTCGTGGTCACGTCATACGCTGGCTTGAAGGTTCCACGGTCGAAGTCACAAGTAAGAGACTCCTTGCAGAACTTGACGCATCGAATGGATTTGCAAGGCAAGAAGAAATTGGCAAAGAAACTGGCGGTGGAGGGCTTAAGACTGGGGTCAGACCTCCTAAGCGTAGGGGCAGACCTCCTAAGTCAAAAGCCAAACCCAAGAAAGAAGTAAAGTCTAAAAAGCCCAAAGGTTTAAAAAAGCCTAAGAAGAGGGCTGACTAATGGCAGCGACAGTAAACGAAACACCATTACGACCAAACGCAGCAGTACTCGGTAGGTTATTCTACAATACGAATACTGCGGTTGGAGGTTCAGAAACTACGGTTTTGGAAAAGTGTCAATGTGAAGGATTTACAAGATTCACGATTCAGTTACAAAACACAGACGGTTCACAAGCTGCAACAGCTAAAGTGTACGGAAGTATCAGAGACCCTTCGGCAGGTGGCGAAGGCGGAACTGATTGGGTTCAGATAGGTGACGACATTACCGTAGGAACAAACAGTAGTGCATTGAAGGCAATATCGACAACACCAATAAGACATCTTTGCGTAAGAGCCACAGGAAATGGAGCAGATTTAACCTGTCATATCTACGGGGAGCAAGGATAGTGGATGGCTTCTCCTATATACTCTAATATAGTCTCAGTAAGTGAGGTTGTCCCATGGCTGTAAACACATGGGATGGTGCAACAGATACCGACTGGAACACGGCAGGTAATTGGAATACTACTGGCGTAACAGATAGGGTTCCTACTGCTGATGATGATGTTGTAATAGCAAATGTATCTAATGACCCTGTAATTGGTAGTGGATTAAATCCTACTATAAACTCTTTAACAATAGAGTCAGGAGGAGACCTTGATGCAAATAGCAACACAATTACAATAGATGGTAAAAATGGTAGTAACTATTCTTTAGATAATCAAGGCACAATCACCAATACTTTAAATGTTAAAGTTACAGGCGATGGAGGCCACATAAGAGAGCAAGGCACGGGCGGTATCAATAATTTAGAAGTTGATTTAGGAGGTAGTAGTGAATACCACAGATTAAGTG